TGCAGCACCAGTCCAGTAGAAACCTAAGTGATTACCCGCTGTGATGTTACCCAAGAATGATATGTCACCTGTGTTGGCAGCATTAGCAGTGCTTGGTGTCTGTGTTACAACATTTAATTTTTTAGTTGCTTCGTTGCTTGATGCTTCACCTTTGATTGTGACATCAGCAGCTTCCATGTTTCCAGTTACGGTTACATCTTGATTGACTTCAACACTACCTTTGAATACACTAGACAAGTTTGTGTTCTCAACTGTAATCTTATCCCTGATGATGATCTCATCAAATACAGGACGTAAGTTTGCAGTCTCACCAACGATTGATAGTGTAGGAGTATCAAGTGATGCTTCCTCACCAGTAACAGCAGATATTCTAGTGTTACCAATGAATAGGTCACCATTACTGTTAAGTCCAGAGTAGAATGCGATCCCACCGTCTTCCTTCTGTGACTGTGCTAATAATGTCTCAGCATCAGTAAGAACTCTGTTCTGAACTGAAGGTAAACCAGTTGAATAGTTACCTGGTCCGAAACCAACGTATTCAAATGTGTGGTTACCAGATCTTAAGATACTAGGTCGTCTAAGTTCAGTTGCTGTTCCACCCGTTGAATTTACGGGAACCATTCGTAATAATGTATCTACTTCGGATGTTTCTCCATCTCTTGCTTCAAGAGTGATGAATCCTTCTGCAGAACCATCACCTCCTGCAGCGTTAGTATAAGCGTTTCTATTTTCAATAATCCAATCACCTATTGCTTCCTTTGTGATTGACAGTGATAGATCTTCTACACTTGATCCGTTAGTTGTTTCAACTAAACCAACAGTGACATTACTTGCAACAGATGTTGCTTCGTTAGGATCTTCAACTGGGTTGTCTTTATCTAAAGTGGGATATAAGTTATTAATATTCTGTGCAAACGAGAATCCAGATAGGTTACCATTTGTAGGTGATATGCTACCTTTCAATACTGTCATATAATAGATACCATCTTGCACCGACTTCTTGAGTTCTTGAGCTGTCTGTATGTCATAGATGTAGTATACATCAGTGAATGACTGACCAGTAGGAATGTTTCTTGGTTGGATAACATAACCATTGATAGGTTCTCTTGATAGTGCTGAAGAATTATCTACAGTATATCTCATCCTGTATGTTCTATCTCTAGATGATCTGTTGTCTGCTATACGTTGTGTATATGATGATCCAGTAAACAAGGAGTCAGCATAGAAACTTTCACTACCTAGATGATAATGTATACCTTTATAACCAGTAGTAGCAGATGCACTAGAACTACCCGATGTAGCAGCAGTGACTCTTAAATACCAGTTTTGATGATATGTATCATACTGTAATGGATGAGCAGTATCGCCAGGTGTATATCCTTGAACTGTGATGTCAGTATATTTACTGTCAGCAGGAGATGTAGTGCCATCAGGTGTAACTAATGCAGAAAATGTGGTTGATGTAGATCCATCAATCAATGACACATATACCTTGTCTTGTTTTCTAGCACCAACACTAAATCCTTGTAGTTTATATGGAGGTTTAGTTGCTACAGATGTATAACCATAAAGATATAATCTTGTGTTCTGTGCTCCAATAAATGCCCATGTAACTTCATTATCAACAGCAGTTCCAGATGTGTGAACAGGACCTGATCCTGCTCCTGCTGTGGATCCAGATCCTGCAACTGCAGTTGCTAGATATGCATTACCACCGTTGATTCTAGAATCTCCAACTGAGATACCAGCTTGGTTGATTGCCCAAGTTGCGTTTCCTTGTGATGCATTATCTTGTATCTTTTGGACGTCAAGTGCAACATAACCAACAGGTATTTCACTAATAGTTCCTTTGTATGCAGATATACCAGCTCCACTTGTTGCAGCATTTAAGTTTCTATATCCTCTGTTAAGAGTCAGTTCACCACTTGTACCATTGACAGCAGTGACTAGATATGACTCTATGTTATCAGCAGTTCCAAATCTTACATAATCTGTTGCTTCAATACCATGAGTGTTATTTGTAGCAGGAACTGTCTTACTGTTAAATGTAAGTGTAAATGTAGTTCCACTTATAAGTGCATAAGTTCTTGCTAACTTTTGTGGAGGTATAACGTGAGTAATCGTTCCAGCTTTATCCTGAGTAAATGGAGTGGTCTTAAATCCCTTTGCTCTTAATGCACACGAACCAAAGTTACTGTTAGAGTTAGTAATTGATTGGTCACCACCACTTTCTGTTACGAAATGATCAGCGAAACCAACAGCGAACACTGATACTGCCTGTATAACTGAGTCGTTAGATGCTTTTACATGGAAGTTTCTGTAATCTGCTTTGTATATACTATCTCCATCGGTGTGTGATCCAGCAATATATGCTGATCCATCCCACTTAATGAATGCATTATCATCTTTTTGTAGTGATACACCAGTAAACTGAGCAACAACCATGGATTTAAATCCAGTTGCTTTATTACCATCAGCATGCATACCTTGCATACCCCATGTAGAACGTAGAGATATGTTAAAGATATATGGTGATGAACTATCAACGTTATCAACTTCTACTTTTACCGAGGATCCACCCGCAGTTGGGTTACCAGATGGTGCACCTGTGCCAGGATTCTTAATAGTATATCTAAATGTTGTTGGTGTTGGTATCGCACTGATAAAGAACGATCCATTAAATCTTGATGCGTCAGTTCCTGTGACACCTTCAAGTAATACGGGAGTTCCTACTGAGAACCCGTGAGCATCAGATGTTGTAACCTCTGCAGTTGTAGTGAATACGTTTGTGCTAATAAAGTCAGTAACAACACTACTAATTGTTTTAGGACCTGCTGTGTTAGGACCTACGATTCTATTCTCTTCTACACGTGCTTGTAATTCATCAGAAGATATGACACTTGTACTGTCAGGAATGTCTTGCCATGCTTTTGCTATCTTTTGATAGTATAATGAAAGGTCAGTAACTCCCAATGCTATACCACTAGTGTCATTTACTGTATCCTGTATGTTTTTACCATCAGCATACTCGAAACATGTAAGTTTATGGTGAGAATATGTTGGAGGTGTAGATGCTGTTGGTTGAGAAGGGTCATTATATACACCCTGTGTTATACCATCAAAGAAACTAAACTGCCAAAAATAGCATCCACCAGTTACACGAAATATAGCACTAGATGCAATTCCTGCAGCTGCAGGATTAGGAACATATAGAGGACGTAACTTTGTCTTACGTAAGTCCATACCTACGATAGATGTACCTCTAGGGACTATAACACCACCTTCTACTGAGTTAAATTTATATAAAATATTATTTGGATTGATATTACCACTGTCATCCACCAACGTCATATCGCTTGATGCACTTAATTCATCAATAGAAGCAGGGATATATGCCTGACCAGAGGTGTTTGTGCCTGGTCTGTTGTCAATAACATAATCGCCAGGATATAATACTATACTAAATGACTCAAATGTGTCATTAAATTGTCCACTTTGATATGAAAATCTAGCAGCTTCTATTAACGCCCTTTGTATACTCTTGAAAGGACGGTTAGGAGAGTTACCTCTATTGTCAAAACTATCTGATGCATCAAAATCATCAGAGTTGACATATAAGCAACGTCCAGTTTTTGATGTAAAGACGTTTTTTAGTCTTGTAAGTGCCATCTGTTAATACTCTGTTATGAAGGAATCTCGGCAACTTCTTCAAATCCTATGAATGTGAAGGTAAGTGCTCCAGTTGATTTAACATAAAGTGATTGATATGTGCCAAGCACGATACCGTTCAATTCAAAAATTTCATTGTCTGATATTGCTTTATCTTGAACAATAAATTGTTCTGCAGCACACTGTGATACTCCAGATACTAATACCTCAACGCCAGCTGCATCAATAAACTCTGTTGCAGGAGTTGTTGTAGCACCCGCGTTATTGTATGTTGTTGTGGTAGTTGCGACAGGTCTGTATAATCTAGCTAATGATCTATTAAGGTTATTATTGCCCTCCTCACGGGTTTCATTTGGACTACTTGTGGTATCATATATTCTTTGATAATCTAAATTGTTCCTAAATTCAAAGTTCTGTAAGTATATTGTTCCATTCAATGAATCATAGAACCTTACATTACCAGAATGTCCCACGTTAGTAGTGGTTCCTGCATATGATGTACCAACAGAACATGTTGCACCACCCGCACCAGTAAATGTGTGGTCACCTGAAGCTAATTGTAATCCCATTGGGTGAGACATATTTCTCAACCACAACTTACCATTAACTGTATCATGTTTATGTAATATAGCAGTCATTGCACCGCCATATCCAGTGTTTGACCATGATATTACTTCACCAAGGTTAAACGTTCCCGATAGGTTAGAATATTTCAGAGCAAGGGATGAGGTATATCCTGTAGGTCCTGAAGGGAATGAAAAAGCACCGTAGTTATCTGGTGTGCCTGGTTGTGATGACAATGCATCAAGTTGTATTACATCTGTCTGTTCTACTATACCGACGTCTATATTTAATGCTCCACCTGTATTATTACTAACAATTAATTTTCCGCTAGTCAACGTTGCACCAGGACAAGTGTAGATATTATATGCAGTTGCTGCAACCGTGTTACTCGCTGCTGGTAGCGATAAGTTTGTGTATTTTGATGTCGTTGGAGTAAAGGTTGCTAAGACTCCATTCTGTTTGACCGCCATGACTTTAGTTAATTAGATTGAAAGAACACTTTTGCTCTGGATACTCCCGCAGAAGTTGCTGCGTTTAATGTTGCTGTGCTGCCTGTTTGACTGTCTGTTAAAACAATCTCTCTTGCAGATATTTTACCACCTGTACCCGCAGCAGGGTTAGTTGTATTAATGGTTAGATCGCCATCTATCCAACTATCACCAGAAACGTCTAGTTTATAAGATGGACTTTTACCAACACCAAAGTTACCTCCAGAATCTAAGACCGCTTGATCTGTACCTGTGTTATCGGTAAAATGGAGTCCGATACCCGCAGCACCCTTTTGAAGGATGAATTTACCCGCAGTTCCATTTCCTGCAATGATTGTTGAGCCTGTAGAATATATAGACCCCTCAACTTCTAGATTATACGTGGATGCTGCTCTACCAACACCGAGTTTGGCAGATGAGGTTGACCCAAGTTGGAACGTAGTTCCACTTGATGCGGTGACGTTACCGCCACCTGTAATGTTACCCCCGAATACAGCGTTACCATTAGCACTATCCAAAGTAAACTTATCAGTAGCAATAGCGATGTCGCCACTGCCTGTGATAGATGTGACAGCATCTATAGCACCTCCAATTGAAATTCCTGTTGCACTTGTTGTAATACGGTCAGTACCGTTATGTAGTATTACAGTGGCAGTAGATTGAAACTTTGCAAGATAAGTTCCACTAGTCATAGTAATGAACGTGCTGTCACTTTGAACATCAAGTGCAGCACCTGTGTTTTTTATTTTTGATATACCACTAGTAAAATGTTTAATTATAAGATCATCATCATCTCCCAGTTTAATCTCTTTATCATCAACCATGTCGATATGACTGTTCATGACCATATCGCCAGTCACTGTCATTCCCTGATTGATAATCAATGAGTTAGAGAATGTTGCTGATGAAGCAAACTGAGATCCTGCGTTAACAGTTAAACTGTCAGCGGAATCACTACCAATAGTAGCATTACCAGAAGAAACAAAACTTTCTATTGATAATGATCCTGTAAATGTAGGAGATACTAGAGTCTTGTTTTCAAGAGTCTGTGTAGCTTTTAATGTTCCCAGTTCGTCAGTTGTGTTAGTCAATCCTTCGTTAGAAGGGAAAACATATACATTTGTCAAACCAGCTGTTAAATTTGCTGAACTAAACTTTGCTACCTTTGTCTCATCAATAGAGTTAGGTACAATAAAGTTAAGGTCATTAACTGCCAAAATAGAACCTAGACGTATCTTACCTGTTCCTTGTGCGGATATAGTAAAGTCTAGGTTAGTGTCAGCAGAATCTTTTGCTTCGATATTAAGAGTGCTTCCAACTTTTTGTAAGTTGAGTCTAGCGTTACCCATTGCAAGACCAACCTGTCCCTGAGTCTCAGAAAATACACCAGTAGCAGTCTTGCCTTCAAAGCGAAGACCTGGTGCTGTGTATGTTCCAGACGGAACTGCAGTAAAGATACTTCCTACTGCGGATCTTTTATTCTGATCGGTTGGATCTGAGTTATCTAGTAACAGTAGAGTATCAGATGATGATACTTGATCTACTCCTAATAATGTAAGGTCAGATATCTTACGAGTTGCCACTACATGCTTACAATAATACTATCAAGTATATTTATACAGTTTTTTTGAAGGTAAAGAATCCTTCACTACCTTGCCAGTATCCTTTATCCCATGTATGGTATTCATCGGCATATAATCGTGCTTTACTTTCTAATGGTTGATCTTTAAATGTGCACTCTGGTTCAGATTCTCCGTCAAAATAACGATCACACCATTTGAACACCATGTCACATGCAGGGTTATGAACTATTATTAACTCAGGTGACACATATTCTACCTCTACAGTCTGCTCCCTGTATGGTGTGTCCATGTAACTATACCGAGAAGATGTGTGATATTTGTACTCATCAATCTTCTCATGCTTCACTATTATGTGTGCCCATTTTGTAGGGTTTGATGCTGCTTGTGTCCAGTTATCAAACTCACCTTCAAACCATTCACAAAAAGTATCACTCAAGTTCTGATAAGTCTGCATCGCTAGGCATAGTTTTATTAAGAGTCTCTAGAGGTTTTTTAGACATCATAGGACTATCAGGATGTGGAACTGCAGTTTGCTTACTCTTTAATGCTGCAGCAGATGTAATCTTGTTACTCTTACCTTTGTTTGCCTTACACTTCTTGATAGTTGCACAGGCATCACCAACAGTAACGATATTTCCTGCTTCTTCGTCAGGGATCTCGATACCAAAACACTCTTCTAGAAACATGACAAGTTCTACCATGTCTAGACTATCAGCGTCCATGTCAATGAATTTAGTGTCCCATTCAATACTGTCCGCTGTGACTTTATCACCTAAAGTTTCTACAATGGCAAGACGTGCAACTTGCAGCATGATAGGTTTGCTGATCTTTGGAGATGATTTTAGTATCTCTTTGATCTGACTGTATGTGTGGTTGTAAGACATTAGACGTAAATTACTTCTTCAGTTGGAACTAGTTCTCGGATGAGGGAGAGTACTCTCATGAATTGATCCATGTCGCAGTCAACCTCTTTGCGGTCACCTGTATTACTTATCAGCACAAATTTTCTTGAAGGGATATCTACTATCACTTGTTCAAGAGTTTCTAGTTCTTCGTTATGCATTAATATGATGCGATGATATAATCAGTATAACACGTGGTCAGGAGTTTGTAAAGTAGGTGGTGTTACCCGCCCTAGCAGCACGTCTGATGGTCTCCTCAACCTTGCTCATTAACTCAAGTCCTGCTTCTCTATTTGCTTTCATATTATCCATTACGTTACCTGTTTTATCTTCCCGCACCATTTCTTCGACGAAATCGTCTAAATGCTTTGCAAGAATACATTTAAGAAATTCTGCTTCCTGCTTACTTACTGACATGTGATGTTGTGTCATTTTACTTTGTGAACTCTACTATCAATTCAAGTATATCTCGGTTCCATCAATATCGACGTTGCCAGTGGCATCCATCTTGATGTTTCCTGATACATTTAATTTATATGCATTACTATCAGGTGAGGAGATCATTGCATCGAATGCACCTCCGTTTATACATGATACATTTCCACCATCTACCTGTGTTTTGATTTTACCACCCACATTAGTGAGTAAGTTACCATCAACTTTTTCATATCTGCATCCTGCAGCTCTTGTGCGGATGTCTCCGTCACTGTTGACAGAGAATGTAGATGTTGATTTTTGTATTTTGACTTCATAATTACCCGCTACGTTCTCTTTTACAGAACCGCCTTCACTCAAATCATTTTCCAAGAACACTGTCTTGTTTGTGTAGGCGTTGGATTGTAATTTCATTTCATTCTTAGCTTGTATTGCTAAGTTCTCATCTGACTGAATAGTACATACACCACCGACTTGCATCTGGTAGTTACCATTCACCCTATCAAAACGGTCACCTTCGACCTCACTGTGCATATCACCTTCAACATATAAATTAACGTCACCAACAATATGCAATGCCATTCGGTCAGATTTTACGTCTTTACCGACTTTTATAACAAGATTATGGTCTGATAAGATATATGTATCATTATACGAAACTAAGTTGTTGTTATTTTTCTCATCTATATTAAGAAAATTACCATTTGCATTGAGCAAACGTATGTATTCACCATCCTTGGTATTGTTCATCTCGAACATATGACCCGCAGATGTTGCTTGTACCCAGTTAAGAGGATATTCTATTTTTGTACTAGGTGCTGTGTTAGGATTGTTAGTCCCACCTGTAAATGGATTGATGTCAGACATTAGTAACCTCCATATCCTCCTTGTTGTGGTGGATTATTTTGTGCGGGTGGTGTAGGAGTGGATGGAGTGGATGGTGCACTTGGTTGTGTTGTATCCTGATTTACGGGAGTTGATACTGGATCAGCGACTGTTTGTGCAGACTGAACAGCAGTAGTTGTGTTGAGTTGTGTTGTCTCATCTATTGTGCTATCAACTAAATTAAATCCTGAGTCAGTCAAACCAGCTTCTTCATCTTCTATAGCAGATTTTATCATAGGATGCCCTACACAGTCAATATATTGTGTGAGTGGTAAAACATTAGTCTCTCTGATCTCTCTAGGACTTGTAAATGCATACACTACACTTAACAATCCTCCAGTTCCAGTTCCTGCTGCTGATTTCTCTTCAACAACAGGTTTTACAAATCCTAAGACAGACTCGGTTACAACTGCCTTTACTAACTTACCATCTTTATCTGTTGTAGCAGTTCCAATCTGCTTTTTCTTCGCTCCTGTACCAATGGTAATGATTGGATCTGTATAATCAGTTCCAACACTTACTATTTTTAATTCATCAATTTTAGGTATTATATCACCACACTTAGCATACAATGCTTTTGCACCTTGTGGTATTACTAATGTTGGGAATTTTTTGTTAAAGTTTAATATAAACTCATGACCTGATTTAGTTTTTAATTGTAGACCAACAGTCAAGTTTGGATTAAATGAAGGGTCTATCGTTGCAATCAATATATTGTCATTATCATAATCAGTATCGACTACCTGTAATATATCTGGATTGCCTGTAGTTACTTGTTCAATATATTCACCATCATTAACATGTTGCTGCAGTCCTACTTTGGGTAATAACACACCATATTGTTCTTTAGGACAAAATGTATCTGCAGGATCAAATCCATATCCTACGCCAGGTTTGATAACTTCAATAGAATCAACCTTACCATCTACAATATTTGGTTTAAATGTTGCACCACTTCCTTCTGGTTCATTACATGTAAACTGTGCTTTAACTGTCGCTTCTGCATTAACATTCGATCCTTTTTTGTTCATCAACACACCAAGAATCTGTCCTATGTCATCAACAATAGGTAATGCTTTTATTGGACTAGTTGATTGCAAATTATCCCATACCATTTCTGGGAAGCATGGTTTCTTGTTCAGGATGCTGTTACTACAGTTGACTGCTGCTGATGAGACATTACCTAATGAGTCATAGAAGTTTATACCCTCAAATTTCTCCAAAGGTCCTCGTGTATCAAATGCTTTCTCTGTTAAACCACTTGCTATACCAGCAACACTACCTAGTTCTATAAGAGATCCCTTGTTGACATCAAATAACTTTTTAACTCCATTACGATCTACAGCAGGAACCAAACCATTGATAGGGTTACCATTACCAACTATTGATATTGAGTTGGGGGGTTTGACTGGATATTGATCTATATTTTTCTGTGTAGCATCATTGCCTTTTGCCTTTGCACCAATACCAGTATCAAATACAGATGCACCGATAGCACATGATAGAGCACCATCACAGAATAAATCTAAGAACTCACCAACTTTATTAAGTAAGTTTTGTATTTTTTGTGCTGACCCTTTAATAGCACCCGTAATTCCTTTCAATATACCCAATGCACCCGTGATACTGTCCATGAGTTTCTTCATGATATCACCAAGGATATTTTGAACAAGACATAGTGCAGTGTCTAACACGTTCTCTACGAGGTCTTTTAATAGTCCTTTGATAAAGTCGCCAACTTCACCTACTAACTGTTTGAATAAACATGAGACAAGATCACCAACATTTTTTAACTGATCTCTAACTGCAACATCTAATTCTGGGTCGGGTACACTAAGACTGGCAAGTCCATCTTTCACAAGTTTATTAGTCTCTTCCATGACCACGCCCTTGATATTAGCAGTCAGTCCTGTAAGTTTCTTTTGTATACGTTGTGACATGATGTTGATCTCATAGTCAAGATCAACGACACTACCATCCAACTTATTGATGAACTGATCTATGTCATTCTTTTCTACGCCACGAGCAAACTTCATAAACTCAGCAAGAGGACCTTCTAGTTTTGTAGCAGTCTCTGATCCACACTTACCATTACCAACTTGAACTGTTACTTTCTGTTTCTCATCTGCTATCTTCTGTTTCTCACTCTTCTCCTCTGCAGCACCACGTTCGTTCTTCGTAGTTTCCTCTCCTTCTCCTGTCTTCTGTCCATCATTCTTTGTAGCTGCTTCATCTAAACCAGTGTCTTCATTTTTCTGAATTGTACTACCAGTGTTAGCTGCAGAACTACCTTGTGTACCATGATCTTTTTTCTTATAATTGACGCTCGTTATTTGTGCGAATCCTTGAGCTTTACCACCCTCAACTCCATAACTGCTGTCTGGGTTCTCATCACTTATAGTTCCCATGACAATAGGAATCTGTGCTGATGCACCATCCATAAAGAATCCAACAACCCAACTATTGAGTTGCAACTGATGAATAGATCCTATACCAGAACGTTGTGAATATATTGGTGGCATCAATACTTGAGCCCATGGTAGATCAAACGTAGGTAACTCTTTTCTATTAGGACTATGGTATCCTATAATTCTAACTTTTACTTTATTAGTCCAATCAAAGTCACCATAATCAAAGTCGCCATTACCATCCTCTAAATCAGCGTTCCAGTATTTTGAACCATCATTCTCCACCTGTCCAACCCACCAGTTGAATCCCTCTTTTCCTATAAAATTAGCAATGTTTTCGTTCATGATTCTTGACCGTCTGAGTCAGTATATAATGTAAGTCTAGTAGTCATTTTATCCTGACTAGTTTTGAATGTTCTTTCAACTTTACCAATAACATATTTACCAGAGTTTGCAAAGTCCTGTTCTCTATCTCTACCACCTCTGTAAATATCTAACTGCACAACTTCACCTATCTCTAATGAATAATCTGATATTAATTCTACTATAACTTTTTTGCTGTAAAATAATTTTTCTCTTAAACTGGATTGTGAAAGTTGCTTTGTAAATCCCTGTGTGTATGTACCCTCAGTAAACAATGCAGAGTCCGATACCTTAGACATAATTCTTGTGAATGTCAAGTTGTTATCAAATCCTTTATAAAATTCTGGGGTAGCACCCGCGTTTAAAGTTTGAACATCATCATAATATTTATTGATGTTAAAAGGATACTCTTCGTATTTCATATCTTTTATATCTAATGTCATTACATTACTAGAGTATGAACCTAAATTCAAACCCTTTAACAAATCAACAGACGACTCGATAGTAAGACTTTCAACAGTAGTAATACCATAGTCTTCTTCATCTTCTAACTCTTCACCTTCATGTCCTACAACTATTCTTGTTACTGGTTCTTGACGAGCAAATGAATCGTATGACACAAAATTATACCCCGATCTTGTCTCATAAAAAGCATATCCTGCAGTTGCTGCTGAACCACTACCTTTTGTTGCTGGTATTGCTTTTGAAGATAACCATCTTATTGCAGTAAATGGATTCCAATAAGGTGACACGAATGAAAAATTGTTAATACATTTTTCAAAATTAAGTAATTTCTCGTCAGGAACTCCCATGAGATCTTGTAATATTTCTTTTTGAACGATATCATGTATCTTTTTACCCTGACCCTTACCGAATCTACGTGATAATTTGTTAGCAGCGTTGTTTAAAAAATCTAAGGTACAAAGCATGAGTACAGCAGATGATTTACCACCTACATTCTTTCTATCCTGTATATCATATATGACAAAATCTCCACCAATTTCTGTCTTACCTTCACTGTCACCTATGCGTATAAAAACTCTCTCCATACCTTGCAACTCTGACAACATACCAGTTTCACTATCAGTAATTTGTACTTCCATTTTCATAGTAGCAGCTTGTATGTCCTCAGTATATTTGACATACAATACCTGATTGACAGTTATTGGAGGAAAGTCCGCAACCTGAAATTGAATTAATTGAAAATTAGACTGTGTATTAACTGACATTAGAATTGCGAAGTGACGTTGTATACATCAAGATATGGAGATTCTTTGATGTTAGGTTGAGCAAGAGCACCACCTTCTTGGTCATATGACGGTGAACTAGGCATTGCTGAATCTATTGCATCACCAGTTCCTGCAGCGAGATCAACTTGTTTCTGAGTTTTAGCATCAGCTGATGCTCTGTTCTCTTGTATAGTTTTATCAGTCAGTTCTGTTAAGTTGACTTTCTGTTCACCTTTACTGAATAAATTCTTAACATTACCAGCACCTTTCATCATAAACTTCGCCATCATACCCATTGGTGTCATACCAAGTGCTTTACCACCTATGTTCTTTATGTTGTTGAATGCTTTACTTTGAGTAAATGATTTAGCACCTTTAAACATAGTATTACCCGCATTGAATGCCATACCCATGGGTGTCATGCCAAATAATTTTGCTGCTGCTGACTTACGCTTCTTGATAGGTTGCATAGCTCTGCCTGATCCGTCTCCAAGTCCTATACCATCAGCAGTTCCTGTATATGGTGCACGTCTTCCATGTGTAGGATCACCAGCTGCACCTGGCAATAAGTTCTGTTGTGGTGCTGATGGTAGTTGTTGTTGCTCTCCACCTTCTGACTCTCCACCACCAGACTTACCTCTAACAAAATTAATTGCTTTACCTATTAATGCACTGAGTAAACTTGGTGCTTTCTCATCTTTCTTATCGTTATCTTCTTCATCGTTTGCCACTTCAGCACTAGCAGCACCTAACTTGAATGAGTTAGATATCTTAGATATATTTCTATTCAATATCTTAGATGCTTCCTTACTTGGTGCAGGGATCTTCTCTAATAAATCTGTCATTGCAACAGCAGCAGATTTAGCAGGAAGTGCTAAGGCATCCATGAATGCCCTCTTCATCTTAGGATCTATCTCAAGATTATCTTCTAGATCTTTTTTAACGTTTTGTTTGACATCATCTTCACCTATACCAACATCCTCTAATGCATCTACCTTTGGTGATTGCTCAGGTGCTGCATACTTTGCGGGAACTGGTTTGCCCTGTGCTTCAAGAAATTTCCTTACTCTTTCGTTCTTATCATATATTGTGTTACCATCTTTATCTTTACCTTCTGCTGCTATTGGATCTGGAATTAGTGGATCTAGTGGTTGTGTTGTAGGTGCAGGAGGTTTTACAGTTTCTGTACCAGAAGTCTTTGATGGAAGAGATGGTTTTGATTTGCCTGAGCCCAGCGTCGGGAGTTTCATGGACTTAGCAAGTTTTGCCTTGTCACCTATGAAACTGCGTATCCCTTTGCCTACATCTGTCAGTTTATCGGTTGCTTTTCCTACATTATCCTTAACAGACTGCCCAGCAGCACCAAGTTTTTCACCAGCTGCCTGACTAGCCTGTTTTGCTTTGTCACCCAATAACTGTGCGTTCTTGCCTATCTTTGGTGCTACTTCACGTGCCTTATCTCCTATCTTTGTAGCAATCTTCTTAGCACCATCTGCTATCTCACCTAAATCTATCCCAGGCTCAATCTCAGCTGACTCCAATGCATCAACTTTATCTTCTAACAATCCAACACGTTGTACTACACGACGTTGTGACTGCAGAGATCTCTGCATCATCTCATGTGATACGCCCTTATCTTGTTTATCTGAATCGCCTGGCAACTTCATGATACAACCTCCATTGATCCCTTACCAAACACATCAATGACTGCGTTTCTAGATTTACTCTCTTCTTTTTTAGTTTCTGGAATGTAAACTATCTTTGGTGGACTAGGTACAGGTACAACTTGTGGTGCTGCCATTACACCACCCATACCCATTCCAGATCCTTGAGTGACAGGGAAGTCTATTAATGCTTGTTTTGCTGCTGCACTAGGATCTAAACCTTCCTCAATCAAATCAAACTCACGTCCCATACGATTTCCAAAGTTAGAATCTGGTTTTGATGCAGTTTTTACATTACCTGATGATTTTGTCTTTGTTGTAACAGGATCAATATTTGGGATCCATTTATTCTTGCCAGGTCTTAACCACTTATCATTTGGTTCATTGTTATAGAAGTCAAAGTGAACT